GAATTAACGGCTTTATTATCAGAACAAGTTGCTGCTGAGATTGATAGAGAAATCTTGAAAGACCTTAGAAACGGAGCTGCTTGGACGTTAAGATGGAATTACAACGGTTGGAGAACTTCAAATAATGGTCAAGGTTACAACGCTTATACACAAAAAGATTGGAATCAAACAATGATTACTACAATTAATCAATTGTCTGCACAAATTCATAAATCAACTCTTAGAGGAGGGGCTAACTGGATAGTATGTTCAGCTGAGGTTTCTGCAATATTTGACGATTTAGAATACTTCCACGTGTCTAACGCTTCACCAGAACAAGATTCTTATAATATGGGTATTGAGAAAATTGGTTCTTTATCAGGTAGATATACTGTTTATAGAGACCCTTACTTCCCAGCAGGTAAAATATTAATCGGACATAAAGGAAAATCATTACTAGATACTGGTTATGTATACGCTCCTTACGTTCCATTACAACTTACACCTACTATGTACAATCCATTTAACTTTGCACCAATCAAAGGGATTATGACAAGATATGCTAAGAAAATGGTAAATAACAGATTCTACGGTACTATCACAGTTGATGGTGTACAAACATTTGGTATTAACGAGTTAAGATAGTCTTAACTACCTTTTATAATAGAAAACCCCTCTTCGGAGGGGTTTTTTTGTTATAAACAACTTAGATATCTATTACCTCTATCACATAAAATGGTAATACCTTCTTTTTTGTTATTATCTCTTAACCATTGAAAAGTCGCCATTACATTTGCACCACCACTAATACCAATAAATAATCCATATTTTTTTGCTAGGTGTTTTGCAATACTCCTAGCACATTCAGTTTTAATTACTATTATATCGTCAACAAAGTCTAAATCTACTAAAAATTTACTACCATCCCCAATTCCTTGTATACCATGTAAACCAGGTTTCCCCCCACTCATAACTGGACTCTCTGCTGGTTCTACCGCAACTACCCTAATGTCTGGCCAATTTTTCTTTAAGTATTCAGTAGTACCCATTAAAGTACCTCCAGTACCCGTACCAGCAACAAACACTGATGGAAAATCTGTTCTCCTAACACTTCCCTTAGTTTTAGGTAAACTCCATTCTTCATATATTTCAGGCCCTGTAGTTTTATAGTGGGCCTCAATATTTAACTTGTTATGGAATTGATTACAATTGAACCAACCATTTCGTTTACATAAATTATCCCTTAATTCGATAGCCCCGTCAAAATCACCTTCATCAACTTCTATTAAGGTTGCTCCATAATATCTAAACATCTTTTTACGCTCTTCCGACATATTTGATGGCATAATAATAACCATCTTGTATCCCCTTTCCGCAGCTAACATTGCAAATGAGATACCACTATTTCCACTAGTTGCCTCACACAATGTACTATTTTTTTTAATTAGTTTTTTATCTTCAGCATCGTTAATAATAAAAGAAGCCATTCGATCTTTTACAGAACCTGAAGGGTTCATAAATTCAGCCTTACCCCAAACAGTAAGGTTACCTATAGTAATAGGAATTAGAGGTGTTTTACCAATATGGTCGGATAATCTTGTATTCATAAACTAAAAATACAAAAATTATTTAATAAGGGAAATTAGTTTACTATTCTTTTTTGAAGATTGTCGGGTAGTCCTTGATTTTTAACAATAAATCTAAGTTGTTGGTCATAAGTTTCTACTTTTTGATTCGATGTTAATTCTAAATCTATGTAATAGGTATTAGGGATTAACCACGAAGTGTCGATAACAAAATAATTATAGGTTGGTGTCCTATTTACGTCAGTATAGTCAATAACTGTATACTCACTTGTCCCATCTTTTATATACAGACGATATTTTAACGAGTCAATAACTTGAGAGTGGTTAACCGTGTATGGTACCCTAGCACTGACCATAATTTTACGTTTATCTCCTCTTTTTATTGTTTCGTCAGATTTTATGCCAGATATTGAAAAACCATACGACTTAGGTAAGTCTATTGAACCACCTATATTAAAGTATTCGCTTTCATCTTTAATTGTTATGTATTGAGTCCTGTTAGATATGGATTGGTTATTTATTGTTAACCCACTCCACACATCACTATATTGAGTTAGTGGACAAGCACAAGTTGTAGGGACTGTTAAATCTATACAATAAATACCCGTGGTTACGTGGGTTACTTCAGTACTGGGAGTAAAAACAGAAGCATTAAGAAATGTTGTGTCTACTTGTAAGAATCTATCGTAAACATCTCCATCTTGGTCGTATACCACAACTCCTGGTAAGTTATCAAGATTTGTTGGTATACCACCAGCGTTAACATAAAGACAAATCCTATTACTTTTACCCATGTAGAATTTTTCTCTATCGTCTATTACTGTGTCTTCGTAAGTAGTCTCAATAAAAGGCTCAAAGAATGTGTTAGTATTTTCGTTAAAGAATCCGACATATCTTTTTTCATTTGTTAGTATGGTTTCATAACGTGGATTAAACGCTAAACCCATACCATAATTTTTAACACCGATTAAAAAGTTATCATTTACATAACCTTGTTCTGAGTCTGTCACTAAACCTCCTGTAGGTGTTGTTGATCCATTAAGGGCGGTTGTGGTACCTGTTAACATGTCATTTACCGCACATGTTACATCCATATCTACATCTTCATTACCTCTACTAAAATGTTGTGTTGAAACCATTGTAGTTGCCGTCGTATTTGTTGAACAACTATAAGGGAATAAAGCGTAACGAGAATAGTTAGCGGCAGATGTTGCACTACTACCAGTATAAATACCACAAGTAGATAATGGAACGTCGTACGTATTACCTGACCAAGGATAATTAGTTTTTCTATGGCACCAATTACTAACACCGGCGGTGTCAAATTTTGTACCAGCATCCCAATCCTGACCTAACTTAAAAGCAATCAAATCAAAAGAGTTTGCTCGAGTTGCTGAATTAAAAATAGTATCTTTTCCTAATAATTCATTATTATTAAAAATAGTGTTAGTCATTTTTAGTTTATGTATTGCTTTACTATGTAAACCGGTAGAAGCGGTAAAACCACTAAGAGTTATTTCCTTAGAATTTATTCGACTAACTAAACCCGATAAATCAAAATTAAAAACAAATCTACTATAATTTATTTTTGATACAGTGGTTCCTGTACCAGCACCATAAAATAGTTCAGCCACTGGGTTTAATGACGTATTCATCAAAGCTTGGGTATCTCCCGTTGAGAATCCCTTAACTATTGTGTTACTATCTGTAAAGTATGTTCTATATATTGACATTTAAGTATCTTTAGTTATAAATACTTAATTAATCCTAATTCGATGACTTATCATCTCAGAAAAATTAAATTGTGAAATCTTCTTTATACCATCGGACTCGTCAGTTGCAACATCTGGAACCATTTGTCCATAAGGGTGTGTGTGATTTTGTACAAATTTTTGTACTAACTTACAAAAATCAATTAATTTATCCCCATAAACTAAGGGATGTAACACTCCACCAACTGGTAGATTGTCTTGGGTTAGTTCACCATCCCCACCTAGAAAAGATTGAAGTAATGTACCGGATGAATCTAAACCAGCCTTTGATAAGTTGTTGAACGTAATAGCTGGTTTACCAGTATAAGAAATTAAATTTATTTTATCTGCGATGATGTTAGCAACACTTTCCTTATTATTTACTAGGTTTAGTTGTATCCTGGATGGATTTGAACGATTTAACTCAACAGGATTGCCCGGAACAAATTTTCCTGCACGTAAATCAATTTTAGATGAGGTTAAAATTATATCGGCATTGTCCCTTCCTTGTATTGCGACGTCTTGTGGATCTGGGTAAATTCCTCCTCCCCAGGTCACTTCACGAATCTTTTTTTTTGCGTTGGCTCCACCAATATCTGATTGGGTACCTAGAGCGATTCTTTTATCTTGGTAGGGAAGATCTTGATCCTGACCAAGTATAGGACCTATGTAACTTCTATTAAGGGTCCCGGATGGGTCATTTGATACGTTGTACAGAAAAAGTCTAACACCCTCACCTATTTGAGGTACCACGTTAAAGAAACGAGGTATTAAGGGATAGGACCATGGTAATGAATCATCAGTTTTCCATACGTCATCTACTAGTTTAATCCTTGCTCTAATTCTCCCTGCTCCTGCGGGGTCCGTAATGTCCACTACTTCAGCATAATAGAAAATATGTTCCTTTGTACTATCCGTAATGTTTCCTCTAAAATTAAATGGTTTTGACATGGTTATATATTATATCTTTTTTTTATTTCCCCTAACACTTCTTTATATTGTTCTTCTAGTTTATCCATTTCTTTTAACTTCTCTAAAAGATTGGTCTTTACCGAATCGTGTTGTTTCTTTACCTCATTTAATAAGGTGTTTAATTGTTTATTGTTTTTATTTTCTACCTCCATAAGATTAGACAGTAACACCAAAACCGAAACCAGGAGTACTAGTTGCGCCATATGCAACTAATGGACCACCAGCGTTCGCCCCAGTTGTGACCAGAGATAAACCAGGAGGTATTGCTACAGTGGTTCTCATTTTTTCGGTGATTTCTCTTGTTATCTCTTGTACTCGTATCGTCTCCATTCGTTCTTGTACAGAAATTTCTCCATTAGAACGTACTCCTAGTGGAGCCCCAGATTCACTTTGTCTGGATATGATATTAGCAGCGCATCTTCTTGCACTCATACCATCCCTTCCCCCACCCAGTAAAGCAGTTGGAGGAGGAACCGGTGGAGTAGGTATACTATCCAAAGAAGCTAATTTAATAAGTCCCTCGATGACACTTAAAGCTACACCAAAATTTATACCTTCCTCTTCTGCACGACGAGGATCTCTCTGTATCTCGGTTGGTGTTAAACCGAGTTCAGAAGGTAAATATGTCATTCCACAACCCATTAGAATATTCTTTTTATTTTGCCGGCTAATTTAACTCGACCTCTTGTTATTGTTGCTTTAATAGAATTAGTCCATATTTCTAATTTTTCTCTAATTATACCTAACGCTATTCTAGCCATAAAGTTTTTAATATTTGTTGCTAAGTCTTTGAATAGTACTTCTACAACTAACTCATATAGAACTTTAACCAATTCTCTCATAGACCCTTGTAGTTTCTTAAACATGTTAATCCTTTCGGGACCAAAGACAATTTTCTTAGGTTGTCCCAACCCTTGATCTTCCAACTCACTATCGTCAACTAGAGCATAACCAATTAATAACATCATAATCATAGTTTGTGGTGTCAAAGTTTTTTTAATAAACGTATTTTTTAGACTATCTATAATTCTTTTAACTAAATCACCCCTTATGGTTTCTGAAGTAGGGTCTTGTGAATAACTAACAGAAGTTAAAACACTCCTAGAACCACCCTGAATCATACCACTCAAACCATTAATCATTTCTGTCACCCCCTCTTTTCTCTCTCGTTCTGTTACGAATACCTGGGAGAATGTTTTATTAATTTGTGTGGAAAGTTCCGTGGCGTCAGATTCGGAGACATTAACAGAGAAAGTACCACACTGTAAATCCACAATATTAGTACCTTGTGACTTATTTTGTGCGTTAAAATTAAATAAATCCAGGTCACTTCTACTAAACTTATAGAATCGACTCTCCTCGTTTATTATCTCACCACAGTCAGTACCCGCCATTCGATTTATTATCATATCCATCTCCTCAAACTCTAGAATTTGTTGATAAGTCTTACCAGCTTTTTTACTAAATACTCCTGTAATTGAATCCACAATCTCCGTTGTGATAGATGCTGGGTCGAATAAACGAAGATTATCAAAATAATCGTCAATAAAATTCTCAACAGTCTTATTTGTATAATCCGTCCCGATTTGTATGATAAAACCACCACCAGTATATGTTACCTTAATTAATTCTATACTTGTACCTGCGATTGTGATAGAAGTTGCTGTATTAAGGTTATCCACAGCTTCCATAATTTTACGATTAAAATCGTCGGCCTTACCTAATACGTTATTGGCGTACTGACTACCAATACCACCATTACCCTGTACTCCCTTTAGTAAATCAAAAATATCTATATTCACTAAAGAAATTTCTAAACCTCCACCATTTAACCAAGCAGGAAAACCTGAATTTAATACCGCTTCCCCACACTTAGATTTTAACATGTCTCTAAGTTGGTCTCTTATTTTTCTGTCTAGTTCTTCTAATTGGGAACCGATTATATTAGTTAAAATTTGTTCAAGTCTTTGACCCCCAATTATTAAAGATAATAAATCCATTAAAAATGGTATTAAGTCTTTTTGTCGATCTCTAGGATCTCTAATGTTAATACCTAACTCAGCATTTAGGTCCAAAGCATCAGTGTTATTAATGACTTTTAATACATTAATAATTTTTCTTAACTGACTTTTTGAAGAATCTAATCCCATAGTTCAATATTTTAGACGTCGTATGAGATTCCGTTTTCCTCATCTTCTGATTCCTTAATCATATTTTGGATTAATTCTTTATCTTCGTCTGTTAAATGTACTGAGGACGTTGACTCTGAAGAGTCCTCAGATTTAACAAGAGAAATTTGAAGTTTTACAATCTCCAACTTCTTAGATATTGATGAATCAATGATTCTCAACAGCTCGTTGTTAACCTTACCAACCTGTTGGATGTCGTTATTATCCTTTACATCTCTAAGTTGTTTATTCAGTACCTGGACGGCTTTAGATCTATTTTCACAAGTTTCGTTATAACTCTCTTGTAATATCTGTTCGATACTCTGTTTATCTAAGTGTACTTGTTTTCTTTTAGGTCTAGGCATAATTATATTCTTTATTATAAATATTCAGTGGTAAAGTTATCTTTGATTGCTTTGTATATCTTTTTATAACGTCTCATACCATTTCGTATTTCTTTGGTGGTTAAAGAAGTCATTTCACGAATATTATGTAAAACCAAATTTTTATTAAATTTATTATTCCCACTAGCGTCGCTAAAAATTATACTCCAGTTTTCGAACATATAAACTAAAGATTCACCAACAGATCTTTCATTCTCAGTTAATTTCTCATTCTTTAACTCTTCATTTATTTGGTCTATAATTTCTTTCATTAAAATGGCTAACATTTTTTCTTTTTTTGTGTAGTCATCTCCTTGGTAGACCATTAAGTCGTCTCTTTCTTCTAAATCAGATGCGTAATCCTCATAGGAGAGTTGGGTGGTTCGTTTTTTATTGTCCTTAATAAGTTGCCCTAAAAGATAATTTTTAACAATTGTACCAAAATAAGAATATGCCTTTGTCCCCTTTTCTGGTTTGAATTTATCACATTTAGTTATAAGGAAAGACAGGGTATCGTCATGCATATTAATAAAAGTCATGTCATCACGATAAAGTTTATATTTTCTTATAATACTTTCCACCATAGTATTTAGTGGTTTTCTTAGGTGTTCGTTGTAAATCTTATTCTTTTCGTCCCAAGTAGAGGCACTTAAAAAACTAACAACAGCTTTCTCCTGTTCAATACCGAAATAAGGTTTCTTTCCTTTAACTCTTGGCATTTTATAAGTTTTTTACCTCTATTTCCCTGTCTTCAGTAAAAAAGTATTCTTTTTTTGCCGTTTCCATCCAAAAAGGAGCTTCTTCCCCATTTACTAGAGAGTCAGGGTGATTTTTATAGTTATAGAATAAAGAACCTTCTCTCATGTTAATGTGTTTATACCCTATTTTTGGTATTGTCATAATACGCGCGTCCATAAATACTGATCTTAATAAAAACTCATATATAAAAGTTAGTTTAATATTAGACTTAAAACCTCCGATGTCGTTAAATAATTCAGTCCTCATAACCATACCGTCAGTGTTAAAATTAGGGTAATTAAGTAGAGAGTCTAAATCTAAATGACCAATCTCCTCAGAGAAATTTAATGCCCATACTGGTTCATTTGACCATCCAATAAATTTATTTTTAACGTCAACATTGGTAATTAATGGTAAGAACACATCAACCTCTTCATAGTGACCCATATACTCTTTAGTGTTTTTTAACCAAATATTAGACAACTCGTCATCAAGTTCCAACAAACAGAAAAATTCAGTAGAACATTTCTCAACACCTAAGTTAATTTGGGAGGCAAAATCAGTTTCACCCGTGTTTATTATTATTTTTTTATTTAGTTTACCGAAATCTAATTCATTAACTTCTTTTTCTAAAGATTTAGGACAAATAATAGAAAGAACTTCAGGCTTAACCTGTTGGTCCTCAACACTCTTTATTGCAACTTGTAAAAGTTCTAATTCTTTATTTTCGTTAGTGTGTATTGGTATAATTACTGTAATATCTTTCATTTTATTTTGTTTTATTTTGTTTTGTTTTTCTTATTGAGTCATCGTATCCAGAAAATTTAGGCTCTACCATCGGACTTCTCTCCCCCTCTTGGGTCATTGCTAAAGTTAATTCGTCTATTCTTTCCTGAAAGAATTCTTCATAGAAATCAGCTACTTGTTGAGCCTCTCTTTCCGGAGTGTACTCCTTTACTGTTTTTTCCATTTCTTTATGAAGGTCCTCAGGAATACTATCTTCCAACCAACTCTTCATAACCCCAGCTACAGTATCTACTAAGGTAATTTGATTCTGTGTCCAGATACCATTTTTTTCATTTAACCATTCAGCTGGTAGTGTTGGTAATACTCCAATAACTGGAGTCCCACACTTCATAGATTCTAGGGGAAAAGTACCACACCCTGCTGTTTTATCTATCCATACCGATAAAGCGGATTCTTTTAATGATTCAGCAAACTCTTTTCTAGTTAAACCTCTCATATCTCTAAATGTTATCCATTTTAAGAAAGGATGTTTAATGTAAAAACTTTTTATAAAATTAGCGGTGTCTCTAGAATCTCTAGTGTGTATTGCGATAAAAGGTTTTCTTGGTGTCTTAGAGTTATTAAAATACTCAGGTATTCCTAAATTAATTACCGAAGTGTCGATGTTAGGGAATAAAGTTTTAACGTAGTCCATTTGGGACTTTGTTGTGGTGATACATTTTCTAACACCCCATTGTCCCCAAGTCTCACCTGGTTTCATAAGTTCAAAGATATAATCATAAGCTTGAGTAAAGATAATTTTTTCACAATTAGCAGTTTTTAATTGTTCCAATATCCCTCCATAAACTTCAGGTAAAATTATAAAATCTTGTGGAGAAATAATAGTACCTTCCGACTCACTGGATTGGTGGGATAGTTCGTCATATTCAAGACCCAACCAACTACCTGGTTTAGTGTAGTCATTTTTTTCCGTTAGGATAATTACGTTATAACCCAACTCTTTTAATATTTTTGCATGTTCATAGATAGTAGCGATGGATCCCATTGCTCTACCTTTTGAATCCATACAAAAGAAAAAGATTTTATTTTCTTTCGATTTTAATTGGGAAATTGCGTTTTTAATCTTCCCCAGAACCTCTGATTTCATTGTATCTACTGATTCTACGTTTTTTGGTTTTTCTTCTGCCATTTTTCTATAATTCTTTGTGTTCTACCGTTTCGGTATTTATTAATTTATTTATTTGTTCTTTTTCTAAAAAGTCAGACAATGTTTTAAGACTGTGGTCCGCTTTTATACCCTTATTATATAGTCTTTCTATTTTTACAGATATTTTATCTTTTGGTTTAGTTTCTAACGATTTAGGGAAAGAAGTTACTAACATATCACACTCTTCCCACATTTCTTCATAACTATTTACGAATTTTATGTTTTTACACATTGAACCCGTTTTTGAAAGAAAGAATAATGTTCCCGGAATCGCTCTTCCACATTCTCGTGATAAAATCTTTACTGTTATTTCTTCACTATTCTTTGATATAAAAGAATTTAGTTTGGTAACTACATGATCCTCAATTTCATCAGCATAACCAAATATCTCTAACGAACAATCCTCATATAAAAATTTTTCAAAACTTTCACCGTCTTCTTCAAACTTGAAATAATTCTTTAATTCATAATCTTTAATATCCTTTATGTCAATATCCGATTGGTAGTACTTCTTATGAGTACTAATGAGTTTGTTAAGGTTGTTCCTTAAAACCCCGTCTACGTTTATTCCTATTATCATATTACTGAATTATATGTCGTTTATCGTCAAAGTAAAGTTATTTACATTCCATTTAGTAAATCAAATACGTCATCTATCGCTTCGTGTCTGTGGTTATCAGTTAAAAGGGATTTATGTACGAATTTTGATGTTGATATCTTTGGCACTTCATGAATCGCAGAATAGTTCTTATCCTTAAGGTCTATCTGTTGGTTGTCTCCAGTGAATATCATAGTAGAATTTTTTCCTAACCTACTTAATACCATTGCTAACTGGGACTTAGTTAGGTTCTGGAACTCGTCTATGATACAAACACTGTCTTCAAATGTCCTACCTCTAAAGTGAGCTAATGACACTAATTCTATAGATTCATCTTTTTCCATCGAATCTAATTTTTCAGGTTTATTATAAACCTTTCTCATATTACTTCTAATTGGGACTAACCATGGTTCCATTTTTTCTCTCTCAGAACCGGGAAGAAATCCATTATCCTCTGTAGAAACTGTTGGTCTAGTAATGATAATTTTATTACATTGTTTCTTGAAGAATTGGTCTAGTGCGATTTGTACCGCTAGTAATGTCTTACCACTCCCTGGTTTTCCAACAACAAAATTAAAAGGGTGTTTTAGTATCTCCGTTTTTGCTACTTTTTGTTCTGGGGAAAGTGTGAGGGAAAACCTTACAGTTCCCTTAGGTGGGGTTTTTTCTTTATTATTTTTTGGTACCATTTAATATCTTTTTTATACTATCTATTATTATTTTAGAAGGTCTTCCGTTTGGTATGTAAAAATCCTTCCTTCTTATTGGTTTGGTGGTTGTTATCCATTCTAATGGGTCGTAAAGGTTTTTATACCGTACACCATAATCCTCACTCTCAACACCCTCCCATTCAATGTTATCTCGCATAATTAAAGATTTTTTTCTAAAAAAAGGACAGGTTTTCATTAATCCCCCAGAATCGGTAATTATAAATTTACAACTTGAAAGAGCCTCTGTCATTTCATTGTATTTTGCAGGGGGTTTAACCACAATATTTTTTGGTAAGACAATTTTATTATCTTCTATAAAAGATTTTGTACTATGGTGTATGTAAAAGTGTATTGTTTCCCCATACGATTCACAAAAAGAAATAATTTCTAAAAATTTATTTAGATTTAGGTTTTCTTTTCTATGGATTGTCATTACCACGGGGGTGTCAAAAGTAATCTCTTTATTGTAGTGTTTATTTAATAATTCGTACTCTAAATCCCCACAAACAACTTCATTACTTAAAATTTCTAAAGTATTTTTTATTGGGGTGAATTGTATTTGTGATGTTAGGTCTGCAACAATTCTATTTAACTCCTCAGGGACTTTAATGTCATGACATCTTAATCCAGCTTCTATGTGAGCAAAAGGTACACTATGTTTGTAACAAACCAAAGAAGAAGATAAAGTACTATTTGTGTCACCATATAATAAAACAAAATCAGGTTTTTCTTTTTCTAATATCTCACTAAACATTTCCATAGTCTTAGCGATAAAAGAAACTTCGTCAGTATTAGTAATCCTTAAATTGTGATTAATAACTAGGGAAAATTCCTTAATGAAGTAGTCTGAAACATTTTCACTATAATGTTGGTTGGTATCTACAATAATGTGATTGATATTATTTTCATTACAGTAATCAAAAATCGGTTTAACTTTTACATACTGGGGACGAGTACCAATAACACTAAGAATCTTCATTTTTTCTCATTTTATTTCTTTCACTTATCGTCGCACCTAAAACTTCACAAATAGTGCCATTTTCTAACATTGTGTTGTAAAGAGCTTGTGTGTCCTTAGGAAAACAAGCCCCTCCGTAACTAAGACTACCGTCTGGGCCAGGTATTGTTGTGTGCATTTCGTTAACCCATCCATTGTCTAAAATTAAATTCTTAACCTTTTCATACCTAGAGTCTAACTTACCACATAAATCAAACATTTCATTAAAGAATTGTATTTTAACAGCATAAAAAGAATTTGCGAATATTTTCATAAGTTCTGATTCGGTCGATGTACATGTAGATATTTTAGCGTCGGGGAAATTATCCCTATATAACTCAATCAACCCAGATAATTGTTCTTCATTTTCACTATACCCTAGAACGATATGCGATTGGTTAGCAAAGTCTTGTTCACTAGTTCGAGCTGTTAAAAACTCTGGGTTATGTACAATATCTAAATTATAAAGATGTTGTAAATTAATAATGGTTTTTGGTTGGGTGGTACTTTTTACCACGACCACCCCTTTATAGTTTGAATCGTCTAATTTTTGTAATACTTCATGTAATGAACTATAATCATAACCTCTTAACTCGGTAGAATAAAGTGTCGGTAAACAAAGAAACATAAAGTCAGTGATTAACACATCTTCAAAAGAGTCATATTTTTTGAACTTATCGTAGCTTTTTACCGTATACTGTTTTGTTGTAAACCATCTAGCAACTGCGTTACCAACAAACCCCCTACCCATTACTCCAATTATTTGTTTATTTTCCATATTATTTTAATTTTCTTGCTGGTACCCCCACCCACACTTCTTTACTAGGTACGTTTTTAGTCACCACTGAGCCTGCACCTATCTTACAGTTACTACCAAGTACGATATTAGGTAATATTGTAGAGTTAGCTCCAATTGCTGTTCCCTCTTTAACTACAGTCGGTGGTTCTTCTTTCCAAGCCCCGTTTGAGGGTGGATTTTTATCATTAGTAAAAACGGTATGAGGACCTACGAACACGTTATCTTCTAATATAACGTTTTCTGGGATAAAAGACCCACACCCAATCCTACAGTTTTTTCCTATCTTAACCTTATGTCCGATCTCAACAAAGGCTCCTATTCTTGTACCTTCACCTATCTCGGCACTATCATAAATGTTACTACTTTCGTGTATATAAGTTTCCATATTTCTAAATGTAAAAAGTTTGACCATC